CCCCTATGGCGCTACACTCCACACCGCAGCTGAGTCCAGCTTGTGTATGTGTTGTGTAGTTTTCATAGTTTCATCTTCTAAATATCCTGAGTATCCTCTAAGTGCCTTGTGGGCCTCCTGAGTGAGCGGTATCCCTCTTATGGCCCTCAATATACTTACTGGTATTCCAGTTATACCAGATACGTTCCTGATTGTAGGTTCGTGCGAAACCTGAGTCATGTGCACCCCATTCTCGAAATCCTGTTGTAGTGTTGCTTTCTTCCTTTCCACAAAAGCAGGATGTTTCACTTTTCCTCTTGGGATCTCAGGCGGCGTAGACTTCATGTTGTACTCGGTTGAAAACCAGCTCTTGAACATCGATATTTTTTCGTCGTGTATGAGTCTCGATCTTTCCCCTTCCGGTACCAATGACAACACAGGCCACCATTTCTGCTGTATGTCGTGCACGCCTGGGGTATTCAAATTTCTTATCGCCCTGTCCAGATTACGCGACATCTCGAAACCCTTGAGTATTGCTTCATTTGGTTTTTCATACCCAAACCTTTGGCACATATCTTTGTCCATAGTAACTGTCCATAACACGTCATGTCCATACATTTTGCGATAGTGGACATTGGTCATTTTTCTGGCAAGATGCGATACCACATGCGCATTCGCACCTCTTCTTATTAGTGTCAAAGCAGTAGAGTGTATGTTCTGTGCTGAGCCTGACCAATCCAATAACCCATCCTTGAACCAACTGCCATCAATGAAGCTGCACAGGCACGATACCATAGACTGGGTCATTCCTTCCTCCCCACATAGCATTAGTTGCAAAAACTCATGCATTGTACTGGATATCATTTGCTTTTTCGGATTGAAGCGCCAGCCCATAGCTTTTCCTATAGCATAATAGCTCATACATGCATCAAGACTTACCATTAGCGTGTCCTCATCATCACCACATTTAAAGGTCTTGATCACGCTATCTTGTCTGTAGTCTGTCATGTCCGACATTACATGCAATATGATTTTCTGGTATACATGGTGTAGTATAGTGTTGTCCCTTGCTGTATCCCTGTGTCCAGAGAATAGCCCATCGTATGGATTCCACTTGCCCATCACACTCTTTGCTGACCTGTTCATGTGAGCTATAGCTACCCATTTTGAGCACCTAGCCCTATCCATGTGCGCTTTGGTAGAACCCATTCTATACCAATGATATGATAGCCATTCATTGAGTCTGGCAAGCTCCCACGACCTATGTTCCTTGTTGTAGTCAGAATAGTCTAACGAGATCCAGCACCCTTGGCCATCAACATCCTTATGTGCCGTCATCCACTCAAGAATGTCTGAAGGCGCTTGTTTGGCGACCATTCCTTCCATTCTCATAGCATTTTCCATTCCCAGGGATGCGTAACTCGCAATTACTGTGTTGCAGTCGCATGCTGCGAACAGCGCTCTATTTTTTCGCCCTCTCTCATTCTTGGTGCCACACCTTGCGCAGCAGTGCGGTATGCTCTTCAACACCCTACTTGGGTAGTCCGAAGGGTAATAATTATATACCACTTTCTTCGACGGTCTGTCCTGTGCCCTGTGAAGCGGCAGCCTGGGCGCAACGTGCCTGCTGCTGCTTGAGCCTGATGGTGAGTTCGTTGCACGCGACTTCCACCATGAGTCCATATCTTGCGGTGAGGTTGGTATCAACGCAGCAACAATTCTCTGTGTTATCTCTGCAGTGTACACATCAAATAACCTAACATATTCCTCAGTACCAATTGAATCTTCCCTCATGCTATAGTTAGTCATCGTGTGTACAATCTCTGATTTCCAGTCAGCCTCATTTATGTCCCTACCGGTTAGTGACGTGAACTTTCTCAGTTGTTTTAGCTCCTCTGAGAACTTTTCAGGTTGCAGCCTCAGCATATCCAGTGTGTCCTTCAGGATGTGCACATCCTTGAGGTTTATCATCAACCACTTGACATTCTTAAGCCTCCCAACTGGCTTCAAACACCTTACCCACACTATGTATGCCACCAACGTGTTCTCTTCCATACTGTCGT